TATCTTTGACCCGACGAGCCTCGTCGTCATCATCCGGTCGGTTCGGTGGCACCATTGCCTTCTCCAGCATCGCGATCCTCTCGTCCGCTGACCGTTTCATGTAATCCTGCCTGAACTGACGAACGGTTTGATTCTTGTTGTCTTCGCCTTCGATGACGCCGATTGGCCCTGGCGGGTTTGCGAAACTGTAGTCGGAATATTCTGCTTCGGATGGGTGCCTCCACTGATCATAAGCGGAGTCCGCTTCCTCGTCTGGAGGATACAAACCCTCTTCGATTGGATTCAGAATGTTGGGGTCTGGCGGGCCTTCCGTGTGGTTCGACCTGTATCCGACGACGATATCTTCCGGTCGGACGACCCGGACTTTCTCCAACCTGTCCTCGAACGACTTAGCCACAACCTTGAATGCGGCGCCCTGGTTCATCCCCGTTTTGCAAACCGTTACAGCAGACAAATCCACCGCGTCGATTTGATTCACGATCTTGCAGGTGAACGAGTCGCACACGTTGGTCTTGTTTTCCACGCGCGACTGCCCAGAGATCGAGAACGAGTTCAATTCGCCTTTCTCAATTTCCGCCCTGACCTTGAGGCTGAAGTCCGTGTCGTCGTAAATCTTGCCGACGACGAACAGCATCTCGTCGCCTGGCTTCACGCCGCCTTTGGCGAGGTGCGGGTACTCGGCCATGTCCTGTTCGACCACTGGTCGAACAGAAGTTGCATACGGCCCCCAGCCCTTCAGAATTTCTCCAACGAGGATGTCCCCGTGCTGGAGGCTTAGCCTCCCACGAAGAAGGAGTTGAGGCAGGCCAGCCTTGAGAGCGGCGCCTGTAATCAAGTCGCCCTCTCTGTCAACGACGGCCACGCTTGCGGGGCCAGCGATGATGAAGTCCCTGCCGGATTTGGATATGAGTCGCAGTGCTGATCGAGAGCATGGGGTGGGAAGAACCCATATTTAAGGTATGGCGCTTACTTCTGCTTCTTCCTTGAATGCTGGAGCCAGTTCCAATCTTCTGGCTTCTTGCGGAAGTCAAAGCGCTTCTTGGTCATCTTCTTCCTCCTGTCGTCCAATCTTCTCGACGCGGAACCCAGACAACCGTTCCACGACCGCGCTCCACGCTGTGTCCGCAATCGCTTGCTCGTCATGAAGTTCCGCTGAACCGAACAAAAAATCATCCCGTTTATAATACGCCGATCCGTGCGGCGTGGCCACAATGTATTCGGCTTCGCCGCCGTAGAGAGATTCGTCAGCATAGAACGCGCCGACAACCGAAGAGACCGGGATGCTGGCATTTATCATTACGCCGTGCTCCTCTCCGCCACCCTCTTCCATGAAATTTTTCGCGACCCGAGGTGATGCAGTCCACGACTCAAGCGTCCGATGATCGATGAGCGCGTCTTCTTCATCTCCTTTGGCGATATGCTTCCCGATGGCTTTTCCAGTGGCGCCCTTGATCCCACGGTAGACCGTGATCGTGTCCGTCTCTGGATTGTACGTCGGGTCGATCTTCCGCACCAGCCCCTGCACGCGCTGGACGGACGCCTCGATATCGGCAAACGTTTCCATGCTCGGATTCGTCCTCTTCCCGACGATGACCGTCTCGGGGATGTGCGGGTTCTGAAACTTCAACGCGGCCCAGGCCCAAAGCGGAAACGCCCTTGGCGTCTCGTTGCTGTGCGCCCATTCTTTGTAGAGGTTGTGGGTTTTGTCCTCAACGATGTGACGCTCGTCCTTCCATTTGTTCGGGCCGCTGGACGGCGTGACCTTATCCATGAACGTCTCCCAGGAGTACGTGTAACCTTTCTTGTTGGCGTCGTTAGCAACCTCCTCAGCAGCCTCGATCATATCCTCTTTGGTCTGTTCAGGAGTACGCTCAGCATCTAATCCTCCACGGATTTGATACTCCACTGCCATTTGAAGCCCGTCGTTGAACTTATCCCTGAACGACTCAAGGTCAGTCTCGATCCGCGTCTTCACGGCGGTCTCAAGCTCGCTCTTTGGTTTCTTCTGCTCGGGTGTGCGTGGGGGCGGAGCGATAGGGCCCCGCATATCTGCTGTTATCCTGAACTCGGGATCATACGCTGAAAGTATTGAGCTTTCACCCACCTGTTTCGCGGGCACCGGGTGTCCAGTCTGCGCCGCATGGCCCGCGAGTCCTTGAGGACTCGCGAAACAATGGCCGGGGATGTCGCAGTAGCGTCCCACCCCGTGCGACAACTTCATCAAGTAGTCAGTATCCGGCTCCCACAGCCGTAGCGCCCTCAGCAACGTCCTCGCTCTGTAGGGGTGCAACATCATGACGTCGCCCTTGTCGGGGTCGCGATCCCACTCAAACCCAAGGTGCTGATAGAACTTCTCGGCCTCGTCGGTCGGTTCGAGGATGATCGGCACGTCGCGGTCGACGGATTCTTGCGCGACCTGCTGCATCAGCTTCTTGCCGTGACCCTTGCCACGGTCAGCGCCCAAGTGGTTGATGTGGATCGCGCGCCCGTGCTTCGGGTGCTGAACCTCGTTCCACGACATAGCGCCCGCGATCTTATCGCCTTCTTCGGACGTGATCAGATTTGACTCGCCCGAGAAACCTTCGCGGAGTGCGCGACGGCCCATGACCTGTGGGAGGTTGGGCACATTGCCGCCTTCAGGAGACTGTTGCCACGCGCCGACCTGCTCTTCGATCTCCTGCGGGTACTTCCGACCTTTTCGAATCTCCTTGCTGACAGTGCGCCAGAAGCCGTGACGACAATTCGGGTGGCTGAGAGGGAAACCACCATCTCGCGTGGGGTTCCACTTTGGCGACCCTCCGAATGTCGTGTCCGTGGACACGGCAATGACAATTCGCTTGAGTTCCTCAAGCGACACGCCGTCCTCGGTGCGCCGGATGATCTCCGTGCAGATTTTGCACTGTTTCTTGTCCTTCAAGTCACGACCAAAACGATAGAGCAGCTTCTCGTCAGTCTCGCGCTCGAACTCCTCATAGGCGTTCATGCGAGAAGTTTCCCACACCTTCCATGTTTCCGTCCGGGCGATCCTCTCCAGGGACTTGCGCCGCTCCCAACCCACCTCGTCAATCATGCGGAGGACAATCGGCCCCGACGCTGGCGCCCCAGCGCGGAAGGCTTCAGCCACGATTTCGTTGAAGCGCGTGGAAATCGTTTTACTGAATCCCGCAAATGATTCTGCCACGCCCTTCCCCTCAATCAGGGTCTTGAGCGCGCCCTCATGCACGCCACCCATCTTGAACGGATAAGCCAGGTCGCGGCCGACCTGCTTCAAACCCTTCTCGTATGCCTTCCGCGCTTGCTCGCGGAAGCCAGCAACGAGTTCTTCGCCTATCCGCTCGGCAGCGCGGTTAAGCGCCAGCTCCAGTTCTTCCTTGGTGGGTTCGCGCTTGCCCGCGACCTTCTCGATTTCTTCTTCGAGGATTCGCTTTAGCAAAGCGGACATCTTATCCTGCTCGGACGCACGCCCTTTGAACATGACGCGATTCGCGTCAGCCCACTCTATAAACAGCGCGTTGCGCTCGATGTCGTCGCCTTTGAAGTCCATCCAACGCCTGTAAGCGTTGAGCGAATCAACGACGCTCATAGGGCGGCTCCTCTTCTTCGGGCGGAGGTTCCTCGCCAGGCGGAGGGCCTCCGCCTCCACCGCCTGGAGGCATTCCACCCATCATGCCTGGCATCATCATGGGCTGAGGCTCATCTGGGAACTCGAAGTGCCCTTCGTTGTCCCGCGCAATCGCGGGGAAGCCCAACATCTGCATCATTTGGGCGTATTGGGCTTCGGCAAGTTTCACTTGCCATTCCATCATCTCGTTCTTCTCCTCCACCTCCTTGAGCTTGAGTTTCCAACCCTTCTTGCCCATGATCTCCAGCAGGCGTGGGAAGAAGAAGTCATTGAAGTGCGCCTGGCCGATCTCGGCGGCAAGCTGCGTGACTTGCCACTGTGTCGGCCCCTGGTTCTGCAGGCCAGCCGCGTCCGTGATGCCGTGGATGATTGGGGCCACGCCCCAATTGGCCGCGATGCGCTTCGTGAAGTACGCGTGCGTCTCCATCATCCCCAGCTCCGGCGGAGGCTTGGAAAGTTCAGTGACCGTGACGGGAACTCGACCGCCGCTGTCTCCTGGGTCGTAGGCGATCTTGGGCATATAGGTGCCGCCAGCGGTAACGTTGCGGTCTTCCGCTTCTTTCAGCACAGGCCTGATCTGATCTGCGGCGCGCGTCGGGATCCACAAGATGGCGCGGGGGATTCGCCCTTCTTCGTACCATCTACGTACGTAGGTTTCCATGAAGACCTGGGTGCGCGCGATGTTGTAGGACGCGATGCCTGGCGGCAAGCCATAAAGGTACGACTGCGAATACTTCGAGCCGTGGATGACTTCGCCTGGCGTGTCGATGTCCGGCCCGATGAAAAACTCGACTGGCGTGTCCTTCGAGCCGATCTCGTGGCTGACGTACCAGACGTCGCGCAGCTTCATGCCGCACCGCCCGTTCTCGTCGCTGTAGTCGCAGAAGCCCGGCTGTTCGCGGGCGGCCCCTCCTACAATGCCGGACGATCCAGCGCCGCCGACTCCAGCCTGGATGTAGTTGTAGGGGCGCAGGCGAATCGAAGTGGGCCGATGACGCAAACAAATGAAGTAACGCCCGCCGGGGATGTGGGTGCGCGGATCCTGCACGGCTTTGAAATTGCGCGGGTCTGCGATGAACATCTCCTTGACCTTGCGCTCTTCGATCAAACCCGTCTCAGGGTTCAACTTGTATTCTTGAAGGACAACCGCGAAGCTGTCGTCGGCAATTTCGAGGTGGTCGTTGTAAATCTTCAGCGCGTCGATCAGGCTGTGGCCGTTGCGGTCGACCTGCTTGAAAAACGCTTCGCATTCTTCGATGACGTTCTCGTCGGGGTCGGTGTACCAGACGAGGCCGATGCCCTGCGGGTCACCCATGCCGCATTTCTCGCAAACGTCCGGCTCGGATTCAGCATCATGCTTGTGCCCACAGGCGTTGCACTGCCTGCTGTATTCCGGCTCCCACTCGTAGCCCTTCTTGAAAAAGTAGTCGCGCAGAGTCTGAATGGACTTGCGGACACTGGAATTCTCCATCATCATCAGGTAGAGGTCGTCCAAGTCGACTTCGTGGCGCCAGGGCCTGGTGCGATCCATGACTTCCGGGCGGTCGCTGTAAGAGCTGTAGTAGTACGGCGCCAGCGGGCGCGAGGCGCTCGCCCCGGTCAATCCAAACTTAATGAGTGGTCTTGCCATTGTTTTCCACCTGCTGGACGGTTACGCGAATCTTGGTGCCTGCGCCAAGATTCTGATAAAGGAAAGCGGCGATGTCGGTGTAATCTACTTTTGCCTTTACTTCTTGGCCCACCTCCTCGAAAGCGACGGGGCCTTCGAGGACGAGGGCACCGACCGTGGCGTGAAACTTCTTCGTCCTGTTGTCCATGTCTATCGTCACTTCGTGACGGATCATGGCGCGCAGCTCCTTCTCGCTCCACGGCCTTTGCCTCGCAAAGCCTTCTCCGGTGAAGGAGCGGTCTCGTCTATCCGGGTCGCTGACCATCATCTCGCCTTCTTCAGTTCTGCGATTTCTTGCTCCATGCGCGCCCTCCACGCCACCTCACGGTCGGACTCGCGCGTGATCATCGTCGTGAAGCCCGCCGCCATCTTCTGCTCTTCCGTCAGCACAGCTTCGGGTTCAGGCGGGTGACGCAGGGGCTCGATGTAAAGGGCGTAGTAGAAGTTGGCGGCCCAGAACGAAGCCACGCCGAAGACAAGCCACGGGTGGACGAACCACGCCGCGACGGTCGTGGTCATAGTCATCATGATGTTGTAGGCGAGTCTTTCGTCCATTTCATGGCCTCCGCAAGTTCTTCTTCAGCGGCTTGTCGCCCTTGGCGATGAATTCCTCATCCTTGCGGATGAGGCCCTTTTTGAGCGGCTCGTCGGTCACGGCACCACCACCTCGGGCCGTAGCGCGATGTCGAACACCTTGATGATGCATGGCGCGCAGATGAACCTCGTCATGCGCGCCTCACTACCATCGTAAGGCCCGTCGAGAACCATGTTCGACTCGTTGGGCTTCAGCCCGCGCGCAATACGCCCTGGAGTGCAATACGAGCACGGCTGTGAGATCATCGTGTTCTCCCCTTGACCATCAGCTGGTCGTGCTCCAATTCGTTCAGCTTGTCGATGGGAATCTCCTTCAGCAAGTTGTGCGGCGCTTTCACCACGACTGGAGGGACGAACGACTCATCGAGCCAAGCCACTTGCCCGCAGTTCGGGCAGGCCTTGAACTTCGAGGCGAAGCGGAAGGGGCCCATGTCATTCTTGCAGGATGGGCAGTTCAAGCCACTCGCCTCCCGCGCGGTCGTTGCTTGAGTACCCTATGCCCCGAGCGCAAGGCCCTGATCATACGCATGGCCGCGCGCTCCTGGCGGATCCCAATCGCCGTCATCTTGCGCGCTGTCGGCCCGACTGGGCGCGTCGTGCCCTTGTGCAGCACGCTGGACGGCTTGCCATCCAGCAGTTCGACTGCTTCATGCGTCCAGCCCGAGCCCACGACGTTGCGGTGGAACGCCTCGACGCTGGCGTCTGCAAATTCCTGCCGCGAGAGAAAAGCGCTGCAGTTGGGGCACTTCTGCTCAAGGCTGAAGTCCGCGCTCATCAACAGGCTGCAACGAGGGCACCGGATGGGGAATTGGCGCTCGGTGTTGAAAGCCACGCGGCTGACTTTGCCGAGTGGGTGGTCGTCGTACTGGAGGTGGCTCGTCTTGCGGGGTTCAATGATGGGCAAACCGCACCTCCATCTCTTTCTTTCTATCTTCCATGTAAGTGAGAGGAAACTCTTTTTCCTGTTCTTCGATTCGTATGAGCCCTTCAGCATCATGTTCATGAATCTCTGGCACTTTCTTCTTGCAAGGAATACAGAACCACATATGCGGCGCTGGAAGACCCATCGCCCGCTTGACTTCGTAATGGTTCGAGAATCGCATTAGCGTACCACCTTGCTCGACTCAGGGCTCGCCTGAGTCGGTGCGGGCGCTTCCCCAGCACATTCATTCGGCCAGTGCCAGTCATCATTCTCAAACCCGTGCTTGATGCGCCCACTCAACGCCGTGTGGAGCGGCCCGAAGATCGTGGCGGTGATGTGCTTGTCACCCACGCTCGTGACGATGGCTGGAAGACAAGTCTCCCAATCCTTGACGTGGATGATCCTGTCGATTGTCAACGGGCCGTTCATGACTTCGCCTCCATCAGCACTCCCTCGACCAAGCCTTTGACTTCAAACCTCACAGCCGTGCGCTTGCCGAATGTCAGACTTGTGCAAAGGGATAATCCAGTGAAGTGCTCGGGCTTCACCTCTTCGTAACCCGTGCCCCCGAGCCCGCTATTGTTCTGATCAAAGAACGAGAGGTTGAAGTTCGCAGCCGAAAACACGCGCGCCCGGCCATCAGCGTCCAGTCCCTGGACGCAAGCCGTCGTGCCGTCGTACGTCGCGCGGAGAGAAACGATGGGAGCCTGCTGTGGTGCCTCAACCAAAACGATTGCCACGAACAGGCTGGCCAAGGCCGCGCCCAACACTACACGCTGGCGCCCCATCAGCGGCACTTATAAACCCCCCATATATTAACCCGTCGCCGCTTCCAACTCGTCCAGCACGACAAGCTCCATCGGCGCTCCCCTGTCCAAGTCCATTGCTCCATAGCGCGCGGCATCCATCGAATGATCGTTCACCTTGAGCGGCCGCTCCTTGATCGGCCTGCCTTCCTTGCTCTCTTCGTAAACGTATTGCCGGAACTCAGAAATGGTGTTGACGGCGCGGCGGTCGACAAACAGCCTCGGGCGCCCGTCGCGCTGCACCTTCAACCGCCCTCGAAGAAGCGACACGCCGTAGTTGACGTCGCCCTCCTTCTCCAGCGACCCGCGCATCTTACCAGCGATGTTGCGCGGCTTGCGCGTCGTACACCCGGCACGGTTCAGCCTGTAGATCGCCTCGGGGTTCGACGGGTCAGCAATGCCCTGGCCCTTGCCCCACTTCTCTTCCATTCGAATGCGTTCTTGGATCATCTCCTCGACCAGCATATCCTCGGCATACACCTCTTCGAGAATCCACATTCGCTCGTCCCCGTCCACGCCGCAGGCGAGGACAACCATCGGGTTGTGCAGGCCGAAGTCATGCAAATAGAGCATCTTGGAATACTTACGCTCGATGTGCGGAGGCTCGTAGATGTTCACGACGTGGACTTCCGGGTTGAACTCGGGGTAGACCAAGCCCTCGAACGCAGTCCAGAGCCCTTCAATTTCTTGTTGAGCGAACGCGCCGGTGTATTTGTTGACGAGCCGCTGGATGAATTTGTCCGTCAACCACGGGTTGTCCCTGGCGCTCGATATGATGTAGTTGTTCTCAAGAGGGTGCCCTGTCTTCTCGAACAGCTCCCACAAGAACGTGAAACCGCGCGGCGTGCTCGTAGCCCAACCCATGTGGTTGTACGGCAGGCCGTCCCATATGTGGACTTGGCGCAAACAGCCGAGCAGGATGTCCCACGCCATGTGGCCCATGAGCGCCGCTTCATCCGCCCAAAACCAAGTCGCGTCGATGCCACGGCTGACATCCTCTTCTTCGGTCGAACGGAACCAAACGAGGGATCCGTTGATTATCTCCAGCCGCTTGTCCGAGTCGTTGTAGCTGTGGATGAGCCACGGGTGCAGCATTTTGAAGAATGTCTTCTGAGTCGCCTGCTTCAACACTTTGTATGTAGGCGCGAGGATGATGCCCTCGCTCCCTGGCTGTTCTATCGCTTGCCGGACGGCTTCAGCAGCGCCTGCGGTAGTCTTACCGCTGGCTCTCCCTCCAACGTAGCCCCGGAACGTCGTGTCTTCTTCAAAGCCAAAATGGAATTGAACCTGCTTCTCGTGGCGCTTCTTCTTCAAAGGCGAAAGCCTGAACGGGTCGTAATGAGCGTAGCGCCACGACAGGCCGTAGAGTGTAGATAGGAACCCGAGCCTCATGTAGTCCGCGCTATTGGGATCCGGGAGCTTCTTCAGGTCTCGCGGCATTTTCAGCACGTTTGACCCCGGTATCAGGCTTCCCCGGAGCCTCGGCGGATTCGAGGCGGGCAAGGATTCGGGCAGCGTCGTCAGCATTTCGCACCTCCTCTCTCACCAACACCTTGGGGTCGGCAATGAGAATGTTGATCTGAGCTGCCTGCTGGAGAGTGCCTTGGTTGGGCAAGTAGAATTTGCCCATGCGATCCCACCAGCGCCCGTAGGCCCCTTCGAGGTGCTCCATCGTCTTCAGGTCTTCGGCGGCCCAATACGCTTCCCTGAAGCGCCGGATGTCTTCCTCCGCCATTTGACGCAGGTCTTCCATGTCACGCTGGGCAGCAAGCGACATGACTTGCTCGCGCTTGCCGTACGACTCGCAAAACCGCCTGATGATCCGAACCGTGACGTCAACGCCATGCTCGTTCAAAAGGAAATTGCGGATATACATCCACCCATGTCCGTTCGCGTACATACGAAGGACGATGCCACGATAGCCCCGCTCGATCAAATGCTGAGCGCTGGCTAAAACGACCGCTTCGGACATCGCTTTAGGGATGATTTAAAAGAGCCCGCCCTTAAACCTTTCCCCTCACTGCACGGGTGCAAGCACCCAAAACGGCACGCACCGCGTGCAGGTGCTGTAGTTCGCATTGACACGACGTGAACACCGAACGCAGTCCGTTATGGGGATCACGTATTGCACGCAACTCAAATTCATATGTTCTTGAAGATGCCGATGGGTGTCGAATTTTAGTTTGCACCCAGAACACCTGCCATCCCCAAATTCGCGGATGACAATCAACGTTCCACGACCCACAAGATCAAATCCACCAGCGCACTGAGGAAAAAGTACGCGCCGATAAGGAGCAGGCCCACGACGAGAAGCCCTACCATTCCACCTTCACCTTCCCACGAGCCGCCATGCGTTCGAAGTTGACCTTGTTCTTGACGCTGAGCGCACCGACAAGGTCGTCGCAGTTGCCACCCAGCCGCTCCCAATACAGAATCGCGTACGTGATCACATCCACAAGCTCCCCACGGATCCGCTCCGGGCCGCTGTCATCCCCCTTGGTTCCACCGCCAAGCGCCTTCTTCGTCGCGTTGCAGACTTCGCCCGCTTCACCAGCCAAGGCGTTGCTCCAGTAAATCAGACTGGACTGCCGCCATCCCTGGAGCAGGTCGTCATCCAACGCAATGATCCGTTTATAGACTTCTTCGAACGTCACTCGCTTTCCTCCTTCTCGATCTCGGCGCGGGCATCGTCCAAATGTTTCTGGCAGGAACTTGAGAACTCTGGGCCGAGGTCATTCGGATCAGAACAATTCTCGTCTTGATCGAGCTCGCACAAGAACCGAGCGTAGATCGCACCCGCTTCTCCCGCTCCTTGCGCGCAAAGCGGACGGCTTCGAGGCACCCCTCACCGCACGCGCAGGCCGCATGATGCGCCTCAATCTTCCTCAGCCGTTCTTCGAGCGTGGTCATTGCATCGCCTTCCGCAGTTCCTCAGTCAGTTGCTTGCGGCCCTCTTCCGAGTCCCACATCTCAATGCGGTGCTTTGCCCACAATTCGGCCCTCGCTCGGTCAAGCGGCGTGATGATCGGATTTGGATACTTGAACATCTCATTGAGAACCCGCATTTGCCGCTCCTGCTTGGCGAGTTCTATGAGATCGTCCACATCCTTGAGTCGGAACCCAAAGAGCATGAAATCCCGTCCGAGAACGAGCATCCGAGATGGGCCAAATTCGTCTTCGAGTTGTCGGCGGAACACCTGCCATTTGGAGTTGAACTCCCCAATCCTCGCGTCAAACCGTTCGTCGTTCACTTCAGTATCCTCCCTTCGCTTTGGAGTTCGGCGCGGGCGCGTTCGATATTGAGGTATTTTTTCCGTTCTGGCCTGGAATATGTATCCTCCACCTGCTTGACCAATGTAGGTGAACCGAAACCGCCTTGTAGTTGCATCAGGTTCACCTTGGCCTGGCCTTCAAACTCGTTTGCCCACGCCCTCTCTTCTACGAGTGCTTCTTGGAGTCGCTTCACTTCTTCGAGGAGGGCGGGTACGTCTTCGCGGGCGTGGGCTACAAATTCGAGCGTGTCAAACGATATCGAACTCGGGCTGTATGGATTTCCTTCTCCGGGGGGTTCCCTCTGATCGTCCCAATACGGAACGATGCCATCGTACTTGCCACCTCTATAAGGCCATCCGTCAACGTCCAAAAACCACGGCCCCGGAGTCGCCTTAGCCGCTCGCTCCTCAATCGCTTTCAGTTGCTCTTCGGTTAGCATGTTTGTTCTGGGCTCCTTTCGTTTTCTATTCTACAATAGACTCCTTCGCATGGGCAGAAGAACCAGCAAAAAGTCGGCAGGCACCAACACTCGTGCATGGCCTCCAGCAGTTGTTCTGGTGTGATTCCGTTTTTCGCAAGTATTAGATCGAGATCGAAATTCATTTTATTTTCGGCCTCCCCCGCCTTGCCACGAGAAGTCCGCTCCAAACTCGCTATTCCTCCGCCACGGGATTCCCACGGACACCACCATACCACGCCGGAACCGAGCGTGTTTCGGTGATAGGATACCAACTCACGTAGCGCATCGCTCGTCCATACCATTCTCCGGGCTTGTCTTTTTTGTCCACTCCCTCCGAGGTGTGGTCGTTTGCCACGTGCATTGCCATGTTTTTTGCGGCTCCTCCGGCAGCGTGCGGGTCGGGGCCGACGGTCTCTTCTAATCCGCAACGCAGACAGCGTATAACCCACCCGGACAGCGCCATTGATTTATTCCTCCCAAAAAACGCTGTTTCTGCCACCGCATTCACAGTACCACGGGAACGGCTTAGGGATTTTGTGAGCCCGGCTCACTGCTTCCTTTTTGCACTTCCGGCAGCGGATCGTTAGAGCCCGCACCGTGTCTCCCAGAGCGGGAGCACGAGTAGCAGATGACTTCCCCTCCCGGCCCCGTTGTCGTTTCTGTCCTGAGTTTGCCACAGTAATCACACTTCTCCATTCGTTTCGCTGGCAGGTATAGGATTTCGCCCCCGCAGATGTCGCAGACCGTTCCGTCCAATAGCGTAGTTCTTCCGATGCATTTCAGGCAGGCCACTAGTGGTTCTAC